GCCGCCGATGTAGGTAGCGCATAGTTGCGTTTTGAATAATGTTTTTTTGCTCTTGCTTGGTGCGGCTATAACGCTGAAACTGCCTGCTGTCATTACTGTTGTAGGGTAGTAATTGCCTTTGTACTGATGCTCTCCGATGCTGATGAGTGTTTCGGGCGGTGGGAGGGGTTTATCGAGGGGTATGTATGCTTTTTCGTACTCGTGGGCGAACCATAAATCATCGAATGGTGAAAGCTCTATACCTTCCTGAATTTCTTGTACTTTTAGCGACATAATAGCGATAATTTAGTGATTTCGGATTTGATAAAATACTCTATATCTTCACGTTTGTACTCTTTTTGCAAGACGGCGATGCAGTCGGCCATTCGCTCTTTGACGATGTTGTTTTTTGCCTCTACAATGCGGGATATATCTTGTGAGCGATATTCGTCTTTTAGGCTTGTGGTTTGCTCTGCTGGTGTTTTGTTTGCTTCGGCTATTCTGTTAGCTTCTCTTAAGGCTTCGTTATAGTCTTTATAAGCGGTTTCGTATCGCATCATCTTAGTGTTTTCGGCTATATCGTCTATCCACCATTCAAGGGGTTTTTGAACGATTTGATGCACGTGTGCTAATATGCCGCTGGCTGTTATTTTTTCGTCTTTTTCTTTAGCGAATAAGTAGCGATTTAGGAATACAAAGCAGAACAACCTTGAGATCAAAGGGTACTTTTCTGTCTGGTATTCTTGTGTTGCATTGATAAACTTCAGTACGGAGTTGAACGCTTCTTTATCATCGGCATTTCCTTTGCGTTTGGCGAGGTATGCAAGGCGACGCATTGCGATGTCTAAGTCGATTGTGTTTTTGCTCATTTTTGTCGGTTTTTAGTTGTTAGTTACATTCTACAAGTCTCCTACGTTGCGTACCACTCCTTTTTTGCTGCTTTTTTGCCCTTTCTGCGGGTTTTCGTTATAGAGTTGGGTGTTTGTTAGTCCCGCATTGTAAAACTTGCTAAAATGGTCTGCTTCTAACATTTTGTCAGGCGATAGGGTGAACTGTGGGTAAATCTCTTTCTGAATGAAAACACCTTTGATGGCTAAATCAATCTCTCGTTGGGTGTATGTTTTAGCGACATCAATGAGGTTTAACTTAGACTGCCCAAGTATAGCTACCTTGCCTATCACTCCTGCCTTGTAATGTTTCTTAGCATCATTCCAACGTTTGGCGAACCAAGCCTCGAGTGCTGGTAAGTTTCCTTTGAAGTCTTCGTAAGCGTTTAGGGGCTGTTTTTCGGCTTCAGGATTTTCTTCGTGCGCACCCGCTTGTTTGTTTGTTTGTTGAAATAAATCATTATCATTATCATTTACATTTACATTAACATTAAGGGGGCTTTTGCTTTTTTTGCTTTTTTCAAAAACCAATTGGTTTTTTTGCTTATCTTTGCTTTCTTCTAATTTATTGGTTTTCAGCGGTCTTCCTCCTTTTGCTCCTGCTTCTTTTCTCTTTTCTTTGATTGATACATACTTTTGTGTATCCCTATCAATCGTTTGTTTTACAAATCCGAATGCTACTTTTGCAAGTGGTTTTAGTTCAATCAAGTTACCATATATAGCATATTCCGTAATAGCCTGATAAACTTCCAACTGAACCTCACTTGGCAAATCCCGAATAACATTCAACCAATCTTTGTAAAAAACAAATGTTTCTCTTTCCATATTGTAGGTGTTTAAAAAAACTCCCCTTGCCCTTAACTTGCTCTCTGGACAATGGCACGCCAAATAATAACGCTCGCCAAAGACAAGGGGAGACAAATGAATGAAATATTAGAATAAGGTTAATTGTCGTTGTTTCTCGGTTATTGTATTTACATTCTTAACAGCGGTTTCAAAGTACTTGTCTTTAAGCTCTATCCCTATACCATAGCGTTCTAAACTAACGGCTTCGTATATTTCGCTGCCTATCCCTAAGAAGGGTGTAAATACCGTTTCACCCTTATTACTCCACATCTGCACGCAACGCTTGATAACTGATAATTGTAGCGGGGCAATATGCTTTTCATCGCCTAAATCGGTAGCCTCTTTTTTGCCATTGAGTACATCGGTACGCTTAATATCAAACCACGTATTCACTTTGTAATCTTCCATTACCTTGTGTAGATGGTCTATGTCGCTCTTCTCTACATTCCAAGTTGGTGATGCCCAATGTTGCCAAACCTCTAATGGAAAGTTCTCTTTATTTTTGTTGTTAATTGGTGTCCAATCTTCTTCATTACCCTCCCATTTGCGGAATATGGTACAATATTCTGGCAGCCCTACGCCTGTATAACTACTATCCTTGCGAAGCTGTTTATATAGCAGGCGTTGCGTTTTGGTGCGCTGCATTTCTAATACGGGGTCAGTCCAGATGTTCACTTTTGAGTGGTATTTAAAACCTACCGCTTCAACGGCCCTATGGTGGTCGCCTGTGAAGTCGTACAGCCCTGTGTAGCCACTTGAGTTCTTATATACGGCTAAATCTTTGGTATGACAAACCATTAATCGCCCTGGTTTTAGGATACGGTACAAATCGTGCAAAAGGAATGTATATTGCTTAAAAAAGTCCTCGTGGCTTTCGTTGTTACCCATATCGTGAATGTAGTTTGAGTAGGTAAACAAGGAACTAAACGGGGGGCTGAATATGATTAAATCTACTGATTTATCAGGAATGCGCTTAATCTCTATGCAGCTGTCGCCTTTCATCAGCCAATAGTTAGGCGTTTTTACTTCTTTAAAATCGTAGGAGTTGAGTAGTCCGAAGGCATTGCCATTGATGAATTTATTCATTTGAGCCTGCATTTCCTTAAATTGTTGTTCTTTGCGCTCACGAGTTTGTTTTACGTTTTCCATTGTGTCTGTAGTTATGAAATAGATATTTACTTCTTTTGTTTGTCCAAAGCGGTAGGAGCGTCTGACGGCTTGATATGTCCCCTCGAATGAGAAGTCGAGGCTTGCGAATATTTGATTGTGGCAATTCTGAAAGTTCATACCGAATTGAGCTATCTTCTTTTTGGTTACCAGCACCCTAAATTCACCATTAGCAAAGCCGAGTAATTTCTTTTCTTTGACTTCTGTTTTTTCGCTACCATTCACAGCTACTGCATCGGGGATAAGCGCAAGGGCTTTCTTTTCCTCCTCATTCTGATTTACCCAAATGATAAACGCTTCCTCTGAATTATTTACAATCTCGGCTACTGCTTCCAATCGCTGGTCAAGCGTGTTACGCAATTCCTTTTGGAATTCGGTAGCACTCACCGAGTAAGGGTTGAAAAGCATACCATTATCACGCTTTTTTGTCTGTATTTCCTTTTCAATGTAATTGAGTTTAGGCAGCTCATAGCCTTCAGACTTAAAGCCTATATCAGAGGGTTTGGTAAGCATAGTAGCCCACGAACTAACCCAGCCATAAAAATCGTTTTTAGCGTGCCCTTTTAATCGGTAGTTATTCATACCCTCATCACGCACGAACCACTTAGCACGCATATCCTGAGCGTCTAATACGTTAAGGAATTCTGAGTGATTACCTATTTCGTTCAAGTCGTTAGGACTTGGAGTAGCTGTGCAGCATAATTTGTAAGGGGTGTTTTTAAACTCTTTGATAAGAGCGTTTTTGTACTTGCCGGTGAAGTTTTTCAGTATTGAACTTTCATCAAGCACTACCCCTACGAAATGAGCGGTATTGATATTATCCAGCTGCTCGTAATTGCTGATATACACGCCTTGTAATGGTTCGCTATTGTCATACTTTTGGACCTTGATACCGAACTTTTGCCCCTCTTGTATGGTTTGTCCTGCTACTGCTAGAGGGCAAAGTATTATTATAGGCTTCTGTGTGTGCTTGCTTACTTGGTGTGCCCATTCCAATTGCATTAGGGTCTTTCCAAGTCCGCAGTCGGCAAAGATGGCATACCGCCCCATTCTTAGTGCCTTGCTCACGATGTAACGCTGAAAGTCGAATAGGTTAGGGTTTAATTCTTCATCAGGAAGTTCAAAACCCGCTTCGGCTACTTTTCGTTCTTTTGATTTTAAAAACTCTTGATACTCATTCATTTTGATTTGAAATTAGAGATTTGATAAAGATTTATGCGCACTCAATCTCCTTCAAATCAGGTTATACAAATTAGACGGCTTTTTAGCCATTTGGTAGGGGTTGGTTATTAGGTAGTTATGCTGTTTTTGGTCGTTTTTCAGTCGTTTTTTGGTCGTTTTTTAGACAGGTTTTAGACATTTAAGTAATCTTAGCCCCCGCTCACGGCTCGAACGTGAGTGCTTGCCTATCGGGGTGCACAATGGTACATTACAACGTTTCTTTGCTCTTATCTATATATTCCTTACAAAACTGGTGGTCTATTACCGCCTCTACATTCAGCGTTTTTGCCGATAACAAGGTCATTGTATAAGGAGTTAATTCTTTATCATCATCAGCCACTCGCATATAAGTTTCATAAAACGCTTCGCTTAGTACTTTTGCTTCTTCTGCATTAGGTGCTTTCACTAAAAAACGCATTGGGTAAGATTCTTTATTTACCATTATTTCTACCTCTATCTGATAGAACTTATTTTGCTCCTCATCGCTGTTTTTCTTTGCCAACGATACAAGGGTAAAATACTGCTGCTCTTTGAGTGATTTTATTTCATAAAACCCAATGTAATTTTGTTCGATATAGTCAGTTATAATTCCCCTTGCTACATCTATGCTGTTAGCATATAGGTAGAACGTTCTTTTTTTTCGAGAGATTTCCACTACTGCTGTCCATATAGTACTGTTGCCTAATACAGCATCTGCAGTGCGTTGTATTGAACTTAATCGTACATCTTTAATGTTAAGTTCCCCACTCTTGATAAAGAAGTCTATGGTTTGAAAATTCTCATCATTTAATTCTTCGCCCTTAGAAATAATGAGTTCTTTTCGTTCTATGGTTACGACTTCCCCAGTATCCTCGTCTGTAAAATCTTCTTTCCAGCGTCTGTAAAGACTATTCATTAGGTACTTAGATTCTTTTCCTTTCAACAACGCAAGGTCGTTGGAAGTCATTAATTTCTCATTAAATCGGCTTACTGTTTCTTTTTTCATTGCTTATTTTACTTTAAAACTTGCTTATTTACTTTTTTGCGTTAGTTTTTAGATAGTTAGGATTGATTTTTTGCCTTGCTTAACGAGGGGTGAAAATTGATTAATACCCCGTTTTTGCTATTCTTAAATTCTCTTTCTCATAACTCAAAAGACTTCTAAGGGCTTCTATCTGATGCGTACAAGTGCGGTTAATACGCTCCAACCAATCTACAAGAAACTGCTCCTCTTGAGCGATGCCCTTAACTAAGGCATTTTGAGCCGTTGCCGATAGATATTGCTCCTTTGCTATGGCTATGATAGTCTTTGTAATTTCAGCCGTTGTACGTTGGTTATAGAGGTATTTTGCCTTTGCTAACATCTCACCACTACGAGCCATATATACCGACAACTCTTTAATACGTTCCACCATCTCATCTGGGTTATCCGAGCAACTAATCTCTAAGTAATTTTGAATATCTTTAGCCTCTTTTTTTAGTGCTTCCATTTTGTCTTTATTTTGAAAGCAAGGCAGGACTCGAACCTGCTACTATCCCGATTGATACTTGCTTTTTGTGGTTACTAATTACCTAATATTACGGGCGTTCTACCGTCTGTTATAATAACCTTATTGGAGGTCTTACCCAGCATCTCAATATACTGCTGCATTAGGATTTCCCTTGTAAGCCCTACCGATTGTACTTTATTCGTTTCTGCATCTATCTTTGCCTTTTCTAACAGCATTCTTGAGGTCTCTAACTCATTCTTTACTCTGTTAGCTTCTTGTATAGCCTTATTCCTATCTTCTACGGCTTTCAGCATTGAAGCAGGTGGTTTAAGCCCCGATGTAAGTGTAGTAAGGTCAAAGAATTTTGTTTTAAACTCCTCTTTCAATCTGCTTTGTACCGATAATTCAAACTTACCCAAATTGTTCATAAGGCTGTCGGTAGTGTAATTCCTTGCCTCCTCACGATAGGCATCTGTAACACGCTTGTTAAGTACATTAGCCTCTACATTATCAAAGAACGTTTCAGGGTCTTGTATTCGGTAGTTTTTGTAGTTAAACACAATCTCAGCACCTTTGCCACGAATGGGCGTATAAGTGTAGGAAGGGTCTACCGTAAATACCCCAGCATCTTTTGCCGTGATTTCTACAATATCAGGGTCGCCTGCTTGCTCCCACATTGGTACCTGATACAGCTCACTACCTGGACCTAATATCCCTTGCGCCCCTGTTACAATTTTGAACGAATTGATACCATTTCGTCCGTACTCTGTCATTAGAACCCCTTCATAGTTAGGTTCTGGTCGGTTACAACCTACTAAGGAGGCTATAACACTGAAAAGAATAATCATCTTTTTCATTTGATATAAATATTAAATTAGTTACTGAAAAACTTGTTGTAAGGGAAAACAATCAGTATAAGGATTGCTACAATCAGCCCTATAAACCATAAATAAGGGTATTCACTTCTGAATAATGCCATTACCCCAAATGCTAATAGCGATAATAGGATAATAAATGCGATGGTTTTTGTTATAATCTTTCTCATAGTCTTTTATTTAATACGGTATGCCGTCCCCTTGTGCGGGTGCTTGTCCGTACTGGTTAAACATTTGCCCCTGCTGATATTGCGGCTGCCCTTGTGGTGGGTAGGAAGGTTGCGCATATTGCGGCTGCTGTACGTACCCTTGTGGAGCTTGCTGATATTGCATAGGCTGCTGGTATTGAGGCTGCGCTACATTCGTGGTTTGAATGAGTTCTATTTTCCAACCTACAACCGTATTGAAGTACTTAACCTCGCCTTGCGGACTTGTCCATTCACGCCCTTGCAGGTTAAAATGTATCTTAACTATTTGTCCTATTTGCAAGTTGTCTAACAAAGCGCAATTGCCTTGAGCAAATTGAATGATAATATCTTGTGGATATTGCCCATCGGTGGTGATTACCAAATCACGCTTCTGAAAGCCGTTTTGCCCTACTGTTTCAGTAGCGAATATTGTTTTAATTCGTCCTTGTATTTCCATTATTTTACTTATAAAAACTTCTACTCTTATGCAGCTCTAATACTTCACTGCTTCCCTTTCTGTTTGCCTCAATAAACGCACGTGCCTGCTGTATGCTAAGGTGTGTATTGATATTGCCGTAAGCGTGCGTATATTCGCCCTTTGCGTGCGCTTCTTCTATCGCCTGCTGTATGTACTCCTCGCAGTAATTATGCTCAATAGCGTAGAGGTCATAACCTTTGGCAGTAATACCCTCCAAGTGTGCTGTATCAGTAGCGTGGAATATCTTTTGCCCACTATTGAGGAATATTCGCCACCCTACATTTGGCACGTCGTGATAGAGCTTCACTGGCGATACTTTAAACGCCCCGTAATCGTATAACTTACCTACTTCTAATACATCAATATTAGTGAGCCCCTCCAACCTCTCTAAGAGGAAGTCAGCACAAGCAATGCGCAAGGTAGGTCGCTCGGCTTGTAACCGTTGTAAGGTTTGCAATTTCAGGTGGTCGCCGTGCTGATGTGTGAGTAACACAATTTTCAAAGAACGTTTTACTGCTTCTAAGGCTTTGAGTGTAACGCCGCAATCTACCATTATTGCCTTGTCGTATATCACAGCGTTACCCTCGCTACCTGAATTAATTACTTTTGCTATTCCCATTTGCTTTCTGTTAGGTTATATACCCCTCGTGGGAAGTACTTCATTTCAGGGCATTCATTATATTCAAAAGCCCACTTTAAGCCAAAATACCCAACCATTACATCTCTGGGGTTTTCGGCTGTTATCTTAATCACACAATCGTGGTCTAATGTTTGTCCATTAAAGCGATACACGTGCGATTGTCCTAATGTAAAGTAATGCGTTTTCATAGGCTATAGGTTTTTAAAATCTACTTGATTAGGGGCTTCAGTAGGTGTAAGAGGCTGCGCATTATCTGTAGGTTCGTCTTGCTCGATAACCTCTGCATCTATCACTTCACGACCTTTATTTTCGATAACCCCTTGTTCTTCTTTAGAATATATAGCCCCTAATTGCATAGGGAACGCTTCACGTAAGGCTTGCACTTTCGCTACCTTACCTATCATTGTAGCCTTTTTCTCATTCCAGCTACTTTGCTTCTTATCATATTCGCTAAGATTAACCTTTGATACAAAAGGCTTTGAGCGGTCTTTTCTGTACACTTTTGCCCACGCTCCTAATATATCATCTGTAGGTAGATGAAAATTACCCTCAACTTCTATCACCTCATTATTGCGTAATAAGATAAGTCCAGCCTCTAAGCCATCGTAACTCGGATTAGCTTCAGCACGCTTCATTAGTGCCTCTTTGCTGACAATCATTTGAGCAGGATTGTTACCAAACTTGATAAGGTACGCTTCGTTTAGAAAAGGGTTTAAACTATTGTAACGACATATATTTATGAAAGTTACTATTTCAGTATCACTTACAGTTGTATTACCCCTTGTAAGGTAGTTTCGTACTATAGCAAAGTTCATTTTCACCTCTTGCCCAGCGGACTCATATATAACTGTTTTACTACCTAAAGTTTCTACTGTTTCGACAGGTATTAGCGGTTGGTTTGTGGTTTGTTGTAATGCTTTATTTTCCATTGTGTTATAATATTTGAATGTTATTACTAATGATGTACTGTTTTAGGGCTTTTAGTTGTGCCTTTGTACCTTGTACCGTGAAGGTAGCCCGTACAACCTCATTATAATCTTCTTGTACTGCTTGTGTAGCCTCTTGCACTGGTTCAGGTTGCAAAGGTGCTGCTGGTTGTGCCTCATTAATTACTTGTGCGGGTGCTTGCAAAGGAGCGGCTTCTCTCGCCCTTGCTTCAGCGGCTAACCTTGCTTGCTCTGCTGCTACTCGTTGCGCCTCGATACGCGCTAATTCAGCCTCACGTTGTTGCCTGCGGTATTGTGCATTCTGTATCGCTCTTGTAATATCAAGCGTCTGCTTGTAGTCGGTTAGTATCTCAGCCTTAAATTCATTAGGTTCATTAAAACTTTCAATCAGTTGAATGCTTTTTGACACCTCGCTTACAAAGCCTGCCACTTGCTCTTTAAGGCTCTTATCGCTGGCACTAAGTGTGATATTCAGTGGCAAACGTTCAAAGAAGAGGAAGTCAATACCTTGCTGCTGGCACAATTCAGTAAAATAGTCTTTGATACGTGCGCTTTTGTCGCTTATTAGCCGATTTTGCACCTCGTCTATTTTCGATTTCAGCGTACTATCAGCCTTGTCGTAATGTACTTTGATATGCTCTTTGTACGCTTTCTCAAAGGCTTCATAAGGAGCGTTCACCTGCTCTTTGATGTACTTGCGTTGCGTCTCAAAATCATCAAGTTCTTTGCGCAGTGTCGCACGAGTGTTTTTCGCACTCTTTAGCGTGTCTTCAGTTACTAACTGATTGTCGAGGTTCAATTCAGTAATTTTCGCCTCAATTTGTTGCCCCACTGCTTTTATTTGCTCATAGATAATGATAGGGGGCTGTTTCAGTGTAATTAATTCTTCATTCATTTGGTTTATGTTTTTTAAATTATTAATTCTTAAAGAAAAGTGCCGTGCGTTATTGTGTTTTAGATATGTCCAGATTTTAAAAGGGTAGCACGGCACTTATGATTGGTAGAGGCTCTTTGATTTTGTAGGACATTCGGCTAACTGCCTAACATTCTTACTTCAGTTAGCCGAAGCCTACGAATAGCAACAAATGAGCGGATTTAATTCATCTTTCTTATTAGTTTGTTTATATCATTGCGCTCGCTTCGTAGCTCGTGCAAAAACTCACTTTTGCTAATCTCTTGCACTTCGTATTCGTCTTCATTGTACGAATCGGATAGTAAAAAACACTTGGTAGAAATACCCGATTTATCTACTTTTATCGCCGTCAATGATGAGTTATTAGTAAGCGGCAGTTCTGAATATACACTAAGATACCAGCTTAAGGTAGACCATTTCACTCTGTAGCACTTGCCCAATTCTAAGGTTGTTACTTGTTCTTTCATAGTTATTAGATTTTAAAGGTTAAATAAATTGATGCCAATCGTGTGATAACTCTTCGTAGTAGTGATTGCGCTCACACTCTTCACTATCTTCTACCAGCCGCTCATATTCAGTCTCAAGGATTTCTTGTACATCGAGCCATTGAGCATTAGTAAGGTCGTAATACACAGAGTGCTTGCCCACTGATTTATACACTTCAGCTTCAACGTTTAAAATGCCCCTGTCATAACACCCCGATAAGCGCATAGTGTAGCAGCCGCAAGTAGATTTAAGATGCCACCACCCCTCGTGGTCGTTATCATTCTCTGGGTGCAATGCCCCTTTCAGTTGTTCAAAAATCGCAGGTTTGATTAATTCTTCATCAGTCATAGTATATTGAAGTAATAAGGGTGCTGTTAGCCCTTGTATTAAGGCGTTAAGTTCATCATCTATAGGTTTTATATCACCTATAACGATATTAAACGCCTCTTTTTCAGCAGGGGTACAGTCGTTATAACGCTTACCCTTGTAGGTTACGTAGCCGTCTTGAAGAAGAAAATGGCTACTTTGTTTTGCTGTTTCATTCATTTGTTGTATCTTTGCCATTGTAATTAAAACATTTAGATTGTTAAACTTAAAGGCGGTGCTGGGATAGTGCCGTCTTTTTTATTAGCTGTTTTTCTGAAATCACGCGCCCCAGCAGGTACTGCTCTTACTTTTTTCTGACTTTTCTTTATCAAATCAGAATGGGTAACCTCAAAAGCATTCAATTGTTTCACGCTTATAAGTACATTACCATTTAATGGGTTCTCATTCTTAATTAACCCAAATTCTACCCATTTTCGTATATGATAATTAGATACACCTATATACTTTGCAGCCCCTGGAACACTCAATGACTTATTAGACTGCATACGCTTCTCAATTTCCATATGTACATCTGTAGCAATGTCTTTAACTATCATAGGAACAACACGCTGCATTTCCCACAATTCATCACGCTCACAAGCGCGTAAGTCATTAATCTCTTGGTTTAAATATGCTACTTTACTAATCATAATGCTACTAATTATCAGTTGTTATATCGTCCTCCTCAAACGCTTCTTCTTCAGTCATTTCCATTACCTCAAGGAATTTATCTCTTACAGCCTCAGAACTTCTATAGAAGCGTGTGTTAGGTTCGTTTTTCCATTTTCGCAGGGTGTCAATACTCCTGCCTACCTTCTTACACAGAAGGCACATCATTTCCAAATCGTTTAACTTTTCTTTTGCTTTGTTTGTAAGTTTCATATTGTTTTAGTACTTTTGCAATGTCAAAACGGCAGTCGTTTTTACTGCTGCTTTTACTATCATTTTGACGATGCAAATGTACAAACACTGTTTGTATTACGCAAATAAAATACAAACTTTTTTTGTATTTTAATCAAAAAACTTTGTAACTAACTGATTATTAATGGTGTTTTTTTTATTATGATTGATGATTTTTTAATAGTAAATATACTAACAACGTTAGAAGAGGGTAAATTTCAAGAGAAGTACATTGAGTTTTATTTAGAAAAACAACGATACATTAAGAGAACTGTTAAAATAATAGCTATTGTATTTGCTTTTATAGGCATCGTTAGTTGGGAGTTTAATAAATTAGTATCATCTATTATATTTGTAGCCTGTGCTACCTTTCAAGTGCTATTAGTAGCTGAAGATTTATTATTTCGCTCACCCGAAGAAATAGCAACCATTCAAAAAATATTGTCCGATTATCGAAAATACAACTTAGAAGTATTTGCCGTTGTTACAAAAATAGTAATAAAAAACACTACTAATGAAGATTTAGTAACTGATATAAACAGGCTGCTAAATATTAAAAGGGAAATATTAGAAATAGAGAGTAATATCAATCTAAAA